CCTACACGGTGTGTCTTTTTTCTGCTCTCAGGCCGTCGGCCATTTTTTTGTATGCGGTACGGCGGCGGCGCTTTACGCCGTCAACCGATACGTTCATACGGAACGCCTGCTCCACGCAGCTTCGTCCCCGCACGTCGCATTCCGCGATACACTGTGCCTCCTCCTGCGGCAAGTCAAAAGATTGGATCCACGCGATAGCTCTCTTGGGTGCCATGCTATGCAGCATAGCCCGTATTTCACGGTGCTCCTGGTTCATCCTGCTTTACGCAGGCTTGCGGATCGCCTTGCGGCGGGATGGTGCCATAGGATGGTTGCCCTATCGCCCGTTGCTCCTTTCCTTGATTTACGGTGCTCGCCACCGGTTTTTCAATTCCTTCACGGACTCGACGCCCTGCTCATTTTTCATGATGGCCTCCACGCCCTGTCGCACGTCTGACTCCTCATAGCCGTGCTCCAGCATCTCCTTATAGATCAGCCGCGCCGTCTCGGTGTCTTTGTCCTTCTGCGCCCGGTACAGCAGCTCGCACCACCGTTTTCGGTTCCCGGCGCTCCTGTCCATGCGATAGATCGCTTTTTCCATCTCAAACATTACCCGCACATTCCCTGTGTCGTTTGCGATGCTGCGAGCGATAGACCACATGTCGCGCCCCATGTTCCCAACGCTGATTCCAAAAACCTTGCTGCACATGAGCATGACCTGTTTCAGGTTGTAGGCCGTGGTGGTTTTTGAATCCCCGCCCAAGCCCTTGATAAAGGTTTTGGACGTTCTGATAATATCGTCTGCCGCCGCTGCATCCATACGGTCAACGGTGTAGCCCTGCAAGATAGACAAAATGTCCTTCAGGTACGGAATACGGCCTACCGGGTTTATGTTGCTGATAAGGTTTCCCCCCAGCACAACATTTTTCACGGCTTCGCCCGCATTTTTTTCATCACCGGAATAGCCGGTAAATGCTTCCAGAATACGTTCCGCCCAGTTCTTATCCTTGTCATCGTCCCGCAGGCCGTCCACAATGGACTGCGCCAGTGCGTTCACCACGTCCGTCACCAGCAATGCGCCTACAGACCGCTTCAGCTGCTTCAGCGCCTTGCTGCGCTTATGCGGATTCGTTTCATACACCCATGCGTCGTAGGCCCGCATTAGGACGTTCAGGCTTTTCAGCGGCTCACCCATGAAAGACGTGGCCTGCCGCGTCAATGCGTCGCTGTCCCGCATGATCTGCGTGCGCTGCATAACGCCGTCCACCACCTGCGTCTGGTCGATCACATCCGTGAACAGCTCCGCCACCTGCCGGTAATACGCATCGCTGCCTACTTCCGTGTTTGTGTTTGCTGCCACCTGCCATTCGCAGGCGTTCCAGATTTTGCCCCACGTCACCGCGTCGGCCTTTCCGGCCAGTGCCATGCTCTTGTCGTTCAGCCATTCCCGCACGTTTCCGTCTGAACCGTATACCTCACGCGAAATGGTGTACCGGCTGCCCTGGTCAAAGCCGGATGTATCCTTGATCCCCGCAATAGCCGCCCACTTTCTGGCCTTGTCCCATCCGTTCCCAGCCGTCGCGCCTTTCGTAAGGCCCTTTGTCATGTTCTCCGGCTCCAGCACCACAGCCGCACGACAGTATGCCGTAGGCTGCTGGATGATCACACGCAGGTTCGCGCCAACCGCTGCGCCTTTCGTATTGCCCACGATGCGTTCCACGGTCCTTGTGGTAGAGCTGGCGCTTTTTACCATGCCGCTCTGCACATCCCGCATCAGGTTCCGCCAATAGCTCTGGGCCGCGTCGCCGTACACGCCGGACAGGACCTGCCGCACATTCTTCCCGGTCAGGTTGCCCATGCTGTCCCTGTACCGGTAGTTGTACAGACGGTTGATGTCCTCCATTGGAGCCAACAGTGTGGCATACTTGATCATATCGCTGGCGTTCTGCGCAAACACGTCATACGCGCCGCCGATGTCCAGCGCATTGCTGGCATTGGGGGTCAGGGCCTTTGCGCTGCCCATGTTCTTGATCGACCGTGCGTTGTCCGCGTCCTTCTCCACGCTGGAGGCCACCGCATCCTTTGCAGCCTTGATGGGCCAGTAATTCTCCTCCTTGAACTTACGGTAGCCGTAGACCTGCATACTGGCCTCGTTGCCCCACTCCGCCAGTTTTGTGCTTGCCAGTTTTTGCAGACCGTTTGCCACTTTGATCTGCTCAGGCGTCAGCACGGAGGTGATGGCCTTGATGTCCTCCTCCGTCAGCAGAATGTTGTCGTTCCCGCGCGGGATCGCCTTCAGCTTACCGTTCCGCTGGATTTCCGGCTGCACAATGCCGCCCACCGTCAGATGGTGCATAGCCTGTTCGCCGCGCCGCGCCAAATTGTACAGGTTCATGATCTGGTCGCTGGTCAGCGTCAGCTCCACGCCCCTGCCGGTGGTGAAGGTGTGTCGTTCAAACCGGTTTTTATACACGTCCGCATCCAGAAATTTTTTCGCCGCATTCCGCAGATCCATCAGCATCACGTGCTCTCGGTCCTGCGCGTTCCGCAGCGTTCGGTATACCTGCATGCCGCCGTCGCCGTAGGCGGAGAAGAACGTATACGGATCTGCCATGTCCAGCGAAATTTTCCGGTTTCTCCGCTTCCGGCTCATGCTGCCCATCATAAGGCTTTCCGCCCACTCGCTGGTCCGTGCGTACTTCTGATTGGCAAGCGTCCGGTCGTAGCTGGTCAGCGTGGTCTCGATAGCACGCACCGTGTTCCACACGGTCTCCAGCTCCGTCACATTCATGTCAGCAATGCGCTTGCCGCCCAGCGCGGACAGAGAATCCAGCAGACCGCCGCTTTCCGTCAGCGCCGGGTCTACCACCATATTCCCCTCGTTGTCCAGAATATCATCATAGATCTGCTTGAGCCGGTCTGCCTCCAGCGTCCTTCTGGTGGGGTCGCCGTCCGCGTTTTTCCGCAGCCGCCCATTTTCGTCGTAGCTGTTCGCGCTCTCCAGGTTAATATTCCGCAGCAGGGCCGCCACCACTACGCGCAGCTCCTCCGGAATGTGCTGCTTGTCCGTGGGATTCACCAGTTTGCGGGAGATTGCGCCGGTGTGCCGTGCGATCCGCGCCCGCATCGCCGTTGCCTTCCGTTTTTCGCTGCCCTTCTTGGTCTTCTCGTTGTACTTTTTCCGCAGCGCGTTTACGTCGTCCCGGCGCTTCTGCCGCTCGCGGGACAGCATCTCACGCACACGACCGACGGCCTCCTGCTTCTCCAGCGCACGCCTGTCTGCATACGTTTTCTTCTGCCGCACCTGATCGGAAATCATGCCGTCGATCAGCTGATTGGCGATCTCCTGCACCGCCGCATCCCTGTATCCCTCAAAGGGATTGTGGTAAACGCTGTCAAGGCCATCCAGCACATCCCCGATTTGCAGCAGTTTGTCCGCCTCCGTATACACGTCGCCGGGGAAATAGCCCTCGCCGAACATCTCCGTCAGCTCGCCATACACGGTATCCACAGACGTGCCATTGGACTTGTTCAGTTTCAGCGTTCCCATGTGGCTCTTTCGAAAATCGCCGTAGTTTGCCATGTCCCCGCCGAACTGGATGGTCTGCCGCTTCAAATAGTCCCGAATTTCCAGCAGCTCCGCGCCGTACTCCGTCAGCTCAGAGGTGTTGTCCACAATGGCCTCCGCCACGGCCTTGGCGTGTGGCATCAGATCCACCATCGTCACGTCCCGCTTCATCACAGCTTTGGCAAGCGCGTCCATCTCGCTCTGCACGTCCGCGTATTTCACATCGCTGCCGTACTCGCGGATGAGATTCTGCCCCAGCTTTTTCACGTCCCGCAGCACCACGGACGGTTCCTTGCTGATGCGCATTTCGCCTTTCAGCTCTTGTACCCGCTGCTTCAGCGCCTCGTTCTGCTTGGCCAGCGCGTTTCGCTCCTTTTTGAGTTCCCGCGCCTCGCGCTCCACCTCCGCCGCGCTTCGCAGCTGATAGCGGATATTGTTACTTTCTGCGAATGTCAAGTATTTTGTGCGAAAAAGATAGAATAAATTTTTAAGAGCTATGCGGCACGGTCGAAAGCGAGCTCGAACGCTTGCGCCGAGGACATAAAACCGAGGATTTCCCGAGGGTAGTTGTTGAGCCACGTCTCGACTCGCTTCACCTCTGCCGCCGTTACCTTGTCGAAGTCCGTACCTTTCGGGAACTGCCGCCGTATCATGCGGTTAATGTTCTCGTTTGTGCCACGCTCACAAGAACTGTACGCATGGCAATAATAGACCGTCGTCCGCTTTGCATCCTTGCGCCGAGCGCTCCGCTCGATGCCGTCAGCGTCCGCGAACTCGGAGCCATTGTCTACGGTTATTGTCTTGAAAATCTCATAGAACGCCGCGCCATAAATGCGCTCAAGGCGGTCTAATGCCGCGACGACTGTCTCGGCGCGACCGTCCTTTATGCGGATGATGATTTCCCGCCGGGTGACGCGCTCGGAGAGGACAAGTAAACGCGCTTTCGTGCGCTTCTTTCCAACGACGGTATCCATTTCCCAATGTCCCGGCTCCTGCCGCTCGTTAATATACTCTGGCCTCTGCTCTATGCTCGTGCCGCTGGATGCTCGAGACTGCTTTTTTCTGATTTTTCGATGCTTCTTTTTCCGGTCGCCTTTTACGGGGAGGTCTTGATTTGTGAGCGTCAGAAAGACACCCTCCTCGACATACTTGTAGAGTGTTGCACGGCAAAAGGTAATACCGAGATATTCGTATTCCTCCCGCTTGAGGAGGGCGCATACAGCCGCCGGAGAATAATTGTCATTCCCGATTTTGTCCTCGATAAACTGCGCGGCGGCGTGATTCTTCCCGATTTTGAGGGGAGCGCCTTTCGCGGCGAGCCCCTCTTGATAGCGAGCCTCGGCCTTTTCCGGGCTATACCTTTCCTCCGTCGTATAATCGGAGTTAAGGTGCTCATATGTTCCACGCTTGAGTTCGCGGTAAATGGTGCTGATATGTACGCCCAGCTCCTCGGCGATTTCTTTTTTTGAGTGTCCATGCTTGAGCATCGTTTCGAGCTTAATACGGCTCGTCCAATTAAGCTGTTTATACGTCCGCTTTCCCATAAAACGCCCTCCTCAAGATACGGAAAAGGGCGGGAAAGCCCCGCCCTTTCATTACCGCGACAAGAAATCCTCTATCGCCTTTTTGATAATCTGCGCTTGCGGAATACCCTCGGCGGCGCACTTTTCGCGGAAATCCGCCGCAAGGTCTTTCGGAACTCGAGCCGATATAATGTCATAGACCTTTTCATTATACCGAGTCTTTACCGCTGTCGAGGTCTTAGTTTTTCTTTTTGTCTCTGCCATTTCGCCGCCTCCTTTTGGTATTGATATAAATTGAAATCACGGATAGAGTAATACTTACTCCGCATAAGACGTAGATGATTGTCGTCATGTTCATTTGACATTGAGCGCTTTTCGTGTTATTCTTTGAAAGACGGGGGGAGGATTTCTCCCCCTGTCCCTCACTCGGTTAGCTTATCTATCAGCAGTAGAATAGCAATCACGAGATTGAGGATTGCGGTAACAAGGTTTAAGTAGCTGTCCGGCTCGACCTTGTTGCCGCGCTTCTTTTTGTGCTTGCCCAATGCGTTTACCTCCTTTCTGTCTATTATATTACCATACTGCTTGCAGTATGTCAAGTGTTAATTTCAAAAAAGTGCAAAAATAATCCCCGGCGGATATGCCGGGGATTTACTCTATTCCGAGGAGCCACAAGGCGGATACACCGAGAACGTGAGCAAAGACGGGTATCTCATAATCGGGAATAAATCGCGTCCCGATTTCAACGCGGCTTATTGAGTCCCGCTCCATCGTCACGCCCTCGACTTGCATCCTCGCGGCGAGTTCGCTTTGTGAGAGTCGTAGCTTGAGCCGTGCCTCACGGATTCGCTCGCCGCTTATATTCTTCTTTCCCTCAAAATCATATATACGCAAGTTATCGCCTCCATTGTGTTAATGGTCTGCATTTTTCTTGACTTTAGCACATACTCGGCGCATAATCGTGTTAAAGGTCAGCATGACCGAAAAATAGGAGGGAGTTACTCATACCATGAAAAAGCACATTGTTCATTGCGTACACTGTGGTCGGCAGTTTGACGCAAACGAGGGAGGCTATTATATCCCGGAATCTCGCCGTTATGTTTGTAAGCATTGTTCCGATAGTCGAAAAAAGGAGCAATCGGAACTCGAAAAGGCTCGCAAAGCTGACAAGCGCAAGGCAGAGGCCGACGAGCGCGAGCGTACTACCGGCATGCGTCAAACAAAAGCCGCCATGCTCGCAAAAATCATTGTCGGCGCTCTGTTCCTCGTCTGCTCCATTCCCTTTGTTGCACAAGGGAACATTTCCTCTTTTGTCTGTGGGCTTGTTGTCGGCGGCGCTCTAATCGCGTGGGGACT